TGTATTCTCGACTTATCTTTATACGGGGACAGGAGCATCACAGACAATTACCAATGGAATTGACTTGTCTACCAAAGGTGGGTTGGTTTGGATTCGCAGAAGAGGTTCTGCTACAGACCACCATTTGGAAGACACTGTTCGTGGTGCAACTAAATACCTGATAAGCAATACGACTGGTGCAGAACAAACAAACGCAAATGCCATAACCGCATTCAACAGTACTGGGTTCTCGCTAGGCTCATACGCAGATGTGAACAGTAACACTGGAAGTTTTGTCTCATGGACATTTCGCAAACAAACAAAGTTCTTTGATGTTGTGACATACAGTGGAAATGGACTCAGTACTCAGGCTGTTTCGCATTCTCTTGACTCCGTCCCCGGTTGTGTGCTTATTAAACGTACAGATTCCGCAGGTACAAGCTGGTATGTTTGGCATAGAAGCCTGACTAATGGTGATTATTTAATTTTAGATGGAACTAATTCCGCCACAGCCGGGTCTCCTAGTGTTTGGCCCTTAAGCCCAGCCACAAGTTCAACATTTACTGTTGGTCAAGCCTCTGGGGTAAATGTTGTAGGTGGCACTTATGTCATGTATTTATTTGCCCACAACGCCGGTGGCTTTGGCCTGACGAATGCGGACAATGTGATTAGCTGTGGGTCTTATACAGGCAATGGATCAACTGTCGGCCCAACTGTTACGCTTGGGTATGAACCACAATTTGTTATGGTTAAGAATTCAAGCAATACAGCTAACTGGGTAATGTTAGACAATATGCGTGGGATGCCAGACCCAGCAGTTAGTAATGATGCTCTGATTTATGCAAACACTTCCGGAGCAGAAATATCAAATAATTGGATGGGTATTACTGCAACAGGTTTCTATCCATACGGCGCTAATGCTACCGTCAACGCATCTGCTAATAACTACATCTACATAGCCATCCGCAGAGGCCCGATGAAAGTGCCTACGGATGCGACTAAGGTGTTTACACCAACAAAAGCCACCTTTAGCGGAACGACAGTAACTGATACTGGTTATGTGGTTGATATGGCAATTAATAAAAATGGTACTGCCACAACAGGTAATAACTTTGTTTTTGATAGGCTTCGAGGCTCAAACAACAGTACAGAACAACAAACAATTTCTACAAACACTACTTCTGCTGAAGTAGCATCTTCTGGTCGTGTGGCTTTGACTGGAACAACAACCATTCAGAATGGTTTTCTTGAACAAAATACAGTTGCCAACAACATCGTTTGGTCATTTGGTCGCGCCCCTAGCTTCTTTGATGAGGTTTGCTATACGGGTACGGGAAGTGCAACTACGTTTAGCCATAATTTAGGCGTTGCTCCTGAGTTAGTAATTGTAAAAAAACGTAGTGCAGCATCAACTACAGGATGGCTTATTGGCGCTAGTACGCTTGGTTATGCAAATAAATTATATTTAAACTTAACCAATGCAAGTGCCGCTGATTCAACTGCATGGAATTCAACAGCACCAACATCAACAGTATTTAGTGTAGGAACAAATACTGATTCAAACGCTTCAGCAGCAACTTTTGTGGCTTACTTGTTTGCCACTTGTGCTGGCGTAAGCAAAGTAGGAACTTACACAGGCAATGGAACAACTCAAACCATCGACTGTGGCTTTGGTGCTGGTGGCGCTAGGTTTGTTCTTATCAAACGTACAGACAGCACTGGTGATTGGTACGTCTACGACACAGCCCGTGGTATGACTACATTGACAGACCCATATTTGCTTTTAAACAGCACAGCGGCTGAAGTAGCAACCCTTGGCTCAGTGACCACAGTATCAACAGGCTTTGCACTGAATTCAACCATTCTTGCGGCTATCAACGTCAGTGCCGGCACTTATATCTTTCTCGCAATCGCTTAAAGGAGCAAATCATGGAAATTCGTATGCGTAACACTGGTCAATTGATGACATCAGATGAATTCAACCGAGTTGTCTGCACATTGCCAATCACACCAGATGTTTTAAATCAACACAACGCCGACCCAGTTTTGGAAGGTCCATACCCATCAGCCGGACGCTACCAGATCGTGGTGCGTGATGGCGTGACTAACGTCGATGGTCAGTGGTTCACCTTCTACAAACTGGTTGATCTTGACGCAGATGGTATCGCTGCTAAAGATGTGGAACAAGCCAAGAACGTGCGCCAAACCCGTGATGAAAAATTAAAGGCATTGGACTGGACTCAAGGCAAAGACATTGCTGACTCAGTTAGTGGCCCTGCTGCTACCCTGCGCCAAGCCTTGCGCGATGTACCTACGCAAGCTGGCTTCCCTTGGGACATTACTTGGCCTGATGCGCCCTAATCACCAAGAAACTTTTGGGGCCATAAATTGATCCGCTCAGCATCCTCTTTGCAGCTAACGCTTGCGTTGCCGCTATTAAGCAAGGATGCAAGCTCTATAAAGATGCTAAAACGTCTTTCATGGAGGTCAAGAAAACTGTTGATGAGGTTGTTTCAGATGTCAAAGCAGTCAGAGGATTCTGGGCAAAGCTCTTCGGAACGCCCGCCTCAAGCCCCAAGCCTGTGGCGAAAAAGAAGGAAGCCTACGTTGCCGTTGACGAAACCCAAGTCATGGCAGACATCGTTACCCAGCTTTCAACGTTCTTTAAGTTGCAGGAACAGCTTGCTGACCACATAAGGGAAGAGGAAGAGAAGAGCAAGAATGTCTACGACCCTGATGCTAACCTAATGGAAGCCGCCCTGAAGCGGGTAATGGCTCAAGACCAGATGGCGCTGTTGGAGGTGGAGATCAGAGAGGCGATGGTATACGGCGCTCCTAAAGAGATGGGGGCTTTGTATAGCAAAGTGTTTGATATGCGCGATGTCATTAAAGTAGAGCAGGACAAGGCAAGGAAAAAGCGAGATGATGAATCATGGCAACGCAAGGAAAAGGAGCGCCTTTTAAAAGAAAAGCAAGCCTACCTGTTAGCGACTTTCCTATTCCTCCTGTATATGTGGCTCCTCCTCGGCCTATTGCACAGGATTGGGAAAATATAATGGGTTGGATTGCTGCTTGTGTGCTTGTGGGTATGTTGCTACCCATTTTGGGTATGCTGTACTTGGATGTGTTGGAAACAAAGCACGAGGCCAAGATACAGATTGAAAAGATGGAAAAACTGCGTAGAGAAGTTGAAAAGGAAAAAAAAGATGATTCCAATAGTCGCATCCCTCCTCGGTAGCCTAGCCCAAAACGGGTTAACACTACTCTCTAGTGCCATCCAAGCCAAGGGCAAAGAGGTGGTAGAGAACACGTTGGGCGTAAAGATCCCCGACAACCCGACCGCAGAAGACGTTAGCAACTTGCGCCAGCTTCAGTTTGAGCACGAAGAACGCCTGCTCGAGCTGGGTATTGAGAAGGCAAAGATGGAGCTGGCTGAGTTGGATTTGTTGGCAAAAGCCGCTCAGAACGATGCTGACAACATCACAGACCGCTGGCAAGCGGATATGTCATCTGACTCTTGGCTGTCCAAGAATATCCGTCCTATGAGCCTTATAGCCATCTTTTTGGGGTATTTCTTGTTTGCCATGATGTCAGCCTACGGATTAAACGCAAATGAGTCCTACGTTACCTTGTTGGGTAACTGGGGAATGCTCATTATGGGTGCATATTTTGGTGGTCGCACAGTTGAAAAGCTGGCAGAAATGAGGAAGAAATGAGCCTAAACACCGAACAAGCCGCATTCCTGCTGGATGCCTGCAAACTGATTCAATACGCCACTGACCAAGGTTTTGTGGTGACCGGTGGTGAATTGGCTCGGACACCTGAACAACAAGCTATTTACTTCAAAACAGGTCGGTCTAAGACCATGAACTCTATCCACTTGAAGCGGTGCGCAATCGATTTGAATTTCTTCAAGGATGGGAAGATAATTTGGGACAAGGAAGTGCTTGCTCCATTGGGCGCATTTTGGGAAACATTGAACTCCAAAAATCGTTGGGGAGGAAATTTCAAATCACTCGTTGATTGCCCTCATTTTGAGCGCAATGTTGGATAAAGGGACGACGCAATGACCACACCATCATGGGTGATGACTTATGACAGCCTGAACTACTACGTTCTGCAATATTTGGAGCGTTCTGATCAGGCAACGATCAATGCTGTCCCAACATTCATCACGCTGGCTGAATTTGAGATTGCTCAAGAGATTAAAACCTTGGGTCAGCTTCAGATTGCAGAGTCCAACATGTCGGCAGGAAGCCCTAACCTGCCTAAGCCAGCACGTTGGCGCAAGACAGTGTCTATGAACTACACCGATGCAAGTGGAAACAAGAATCCTGTTTTGCTTCGCAAGTATGAGTACCTGATCAACTACTCGCCATCTAGTGCGACCACTGGCGCTCCCTTGTACTATGCAGACACAAGTTGGGACTGGTGGTATATCTCTCCAACGCCTGATCAAGCATATGCGTTTGAAATTTTGTATTACGAACGAATCCAACCTTTGTCTTCAGAAAATCAGACTAATTGGTTGACGCAGAATGCACCCAACGCCATGTTGTTTGGCACCTTGTTGCAAGCGATGCCTTTTCTTAAAAACGACCAACGACAGATATTCCAACAGAAGTACATGGAGGCAATTAAGTCTCTAAAGACTGAGGATGTATCTAGAGTTGCAGACAGACAAACAATTGCAGTGGACAGCTAATCATGCCTACATATACCAACCCCTACACGGGCCAAACCCTCAACCCATCACAAGTGGGTTATGAAAGTCTTACGATCAGTTCAGACACCACTCTGACTTGGCCTATAAACGGTACTACCACAGGTAATGTCGTAGCTAACATTATTGAAGTAACTGCTACTGCGGCAAACTTAAAGTTGATTCTTCCAGCGGCAACGCAAGTTTCCAATGGTCAAGCAATCATCATCCGAAACATAGGGGGTAACGGTAACTACGCATTTAATGTCGTTACAAGTGTTGCCAATACTGTCATTGTCAACATTCCCTTATCGGCATCGAGCACAGTATCAAACACCTATTACATTTATTTAACAAGTAATTTAACCCAAGACGGTACATGGTCCAACGTCGCCATGGGTATTGGTACTTCATCCGCGAGTGCGGCGACATTAGCTGGTTCTGGTCTTGTAGCAATCAGTAATACGTTAAATGAATCTATACCAGTTACAACTTTCTCTTCTAACTACACATTCATTAGTTCAGATAGAGCAGACCTTTATACATGGGGTGGTGGTGTAGGCACTGCGACTTTACCAAATCCAATTGCAAGCACAGGAGGCGTTGGCGCAGGCTGGTTTGTCATCGTTAAAAACAATGGTACTGGCATATTAACAGTAGCTGTTTCTGGCGGCGCTATTAAGATTGATCCAGTCTCATCAGGAAGCTCGCCTACAGGTGGCACAGCCTCTGTGCAGATACAAATTGCTAATTCCAGCGTATTTGTGACCGATGGGTACAACTGGTTTACTTATGCATTGGCACAGACCAATGTGTTCAATTACACGCAGTATGTGGCTCCTCTAGATTCGGTGGTTTCTTCACCATTTGTTGTCTCGCAGGCAAATGCCAAAAGCGTAATTCAACAATACCAAGGTGCTCTTGGTCTTAACTTAACAGTGCTATTGCCACAGACTGTGCAGTTGTATTCTTTACGAAACGCAACCACAGGAGCAAACACACTGACTTTTGGTATTGCAAACAGTACTGGTACTGCTGCATTGGGCACTACCTTGGTTGTTGGGGCAAGTCAAACAGTTATTGCAATCAGTGATGGCACCAATCTTTACAACGCTAATTCTTCAGCAGCCAGTTATATAGTTGCTCTAACAGTAGGCAATGGATCTGCAGCAAACCCATCAATCAGTTTTCAAACTGATACAGGAACTGGTTTTTATTTAGCTGCTTCTGGGCAGTTGGGATTTGCAATTTCTGGAGCTAGTGCAGGAACACTGACCTCAACTGGTTTGCGAATGACTGTTGGTGTCAGCGCTGGAGCTTTCTAATGACAACTCAAAAAGTTGCTGTCATACAGGTAAAAGCAGGCATTGAAAGAGATGGCACCGAGTTTGCCTCATCTTCCTATCGAGATGGAAAGTGGGTAAGGTTTCAATATGGTCGCCCACGAAAGATAGGGGGCTATTCAGGAGCTTTTTTAAATTCGCCAGAAATAAGCAGAGGGATGATTAATCAATCCCAAAATGGTCTTACCTATGTAATATCTGGATTTGCAAGTAGTGTTCAAAGATGGGCAATTGCCAATGATCAAGCAATCGGTACAGGCCCACAGCAAATTTATGTCATTGGTAGCATCACTACTTACTCCATCACAACGGCTGGTTTAGGATATGTAAACGCCACTTATACTGGCATATCTCCTGTTACCACTAGCGGCAATGGCACAGGAGCCACATTTACTGTTGTTGTGTCTGGTAATGTT